TCAGACGATACGTTCTACAGCTCTGTCTTCACGGTTGTAGATGAGACGGTGGGCGAAAACATCTATATCGTGGAGCAGCTAACCTTCTCGCAAGAGGGCACAGTCGATATTGTGGCTTCAGAGCATCCTTGCGATAGTAATCAGGTCAGCGAGCTTGCCAAGCTTTTGGACAATCCAGACTCTGTTCACGTACAGGACATCTAATGGCCTTTCCGACTTTGGTCCCTACCGGGCGTACATATGACCCCGGAAGCTATCCCGTAAAAACGTTCAAGGCCCAAAACGGGACTGAGCATCGCATCCTGTACGGCACCGAAAGGACTGAGGTCAAGCTCAGCCTGTCCTACGCCAACATCGGCGATGCGAATGCTGAGCAATTTTTAGACCACTATGACGAGGTGCAGGGCACGTTTCAGACGTTTGCCATCCCCGACAATGCTCTTGGTGGTTGGGGGTCCAATACAGATGCCTTGAGGCCCGAGGCTACTCAAGTGCCAACTGTGACTTATACGGTCACTGTCGTAGACAGCAGCGGCAACAAATATCGGATTGACGGAGGTTCTACAAACGCTTTGACGTTGAACCTGACAGAGGGCACGGTCTATTTGTTTGATCAGTCTGATTCGTCAAACTCTGGTCATCCTCTGCGTTTTTCAACTACCAGTAACGGCACCCATAACAGTGGAACGGAGTACACGACGGGCGTGACGACCTTTGGAACGCCTGGGTCTGCTGGCGCTTACACACGCATCAAGGTCGCCAAAGACGCACCAACGTTGTATTACTACTGTTCCCAGCACAGCGGGATGGGTGGTCAGGCAAACACGCCTGCAGCTACGGCGACAGCATCAACTTCTGGAACGCAAGCTAAGTACAGATATGAAAGTCCGCCGCAGGTAGCGCAGGTGCGACCTGGGGTTAGCACTGTTACAGTGAATTTGATTGGCGTCATTGATGCAGAAGTCTGATGGCAAAGGTCTACACCGGCAGAGATGGCGTCATGCAGCTCGGTGGCACGACTCTTGCCAAGGTCGTTAATTTTCAGCTGTCGTCAAACTTGGAAACCCTTGAGACGACGGCACTGAACGAGCATATTCGCAGCTATTCGCCCGGTGTTGCCGGCTATAGCGGTAGTGCCACGTTGTTGTATTACAAAGATGACGACGGTGATTTCAACACCACTGAGCTTCTCAACAAGCTTTACAAGACAGGAGCAGATGGCGTTAGTAGTTCAGACACAGTTGCGCTGACGTTTAGGTGGGTTGATGGAACCGATAATAACGACATTAAGCTGACTGCTTATATCACCAGTGCGTCTATTGGAGCGGCGACAGGCGACATCGTGAGAGCTGAAATCGCGTTCCAGGGTACAGGTCAGCTTTCTACCGTAACGATCTCATGACGGTATATCTTGGGACGCACGGTAAAGTCGAACTTCAGCGCGAGTTTGACGGTAGTGCGCTGTCTTCAACCATTAAGGCTGATGATGTAAACGCAACCGCAAAGCGGTTTAGTTTTGATTTTGAGCACGGTCAGTTGCTGACTGGCGATCAAATTGAGATCACAAGCACTGACAAAAGTGCTCTTGACTTTATTGACGTCAGTGGATCGGCTTACACAGACTCAAGCATCAAAAAATTTATTTACGTTGATGAGCTAGACGGCATCAGGCTTTACGACAGTTTTGCTAATGCAGTTAATGGCGGAAAAACCAACGCAACAACCCTCAGAGCGCCTGGTGATGACATACCTGTCAAGGTAGAGGTTAAAAACGCAAGCTATCGCTTGATTGCTCAAGTCAATAGTTTTGAGATCAATACTGAGAGAGAAACGGTTGACACAACCACGCTTTCAGACGATTTCAGGAGCAGGGTCAATACGTTGATTTCTGGGTCTGGAAGAATTAGCGCGTTTTGGGATTACACCGGAGACACAACAAACGAGCTGCCTAATTATTTGATGGAGCTTGCGCTAAGAACGCGGGTTGGCAGTAATTTTAAGGGCAAATTTTATTTAAAAACTGCAAATTACAACCCAAGCGGTGTTGCGGCTCAATCAAACGATGAGATTTGGTATCAAGCCAACGGAATTATTACAGCAGCAGCCGTTCAGTTTGCCCCAGATAACACCGTGCAGATCACTGCTGACTTCATTACGACCGGCGAAATTCAAATCCGCATGGATCTTGAAGTGCCTGACACAACTCTGACGGAAGGAGGAGATACAGTCGTTCTCGACCAAGACGACACTGCTACCCTTGATATAGACAGTGACGAGGACTAGGAGCCCCGCTAATGGCTGATCGCAAGATTAGTGAGCTAAATGCGCTCACCGGCTCCGCCCTAGCTACCGGAGACCTCGTTGCCGTTGTAGACACTAGCGCCAGCGAGACTAAAAAGCTGACGGTTGGTGATTTGATCGCCAATGGCGTCACGGTTATCAGCGACGACACAATCCCTGGAGCGAAGATTGCGTTTGCCGCAGGCGGCATTGCTACCGCAGACATCGCTGACTCTGCAATTACAACGGCCAAGGTTGCAGATGACGGCATTACAGCCGCCAAGCTTGCCAACGAATCAACGGTTGACCTGCTTACAACGTTTCCAGTATCTGGGGACTTTACAGGTCAGCTCGCTTTAGATACTGGGGATAACACCTTACACATCTGGGACGGCAGTGATTGGGTGAGATTAAAGGCTGCTGGTTCAGTCAACACCGTCACTGGTAGCACTGTCGGCATCGTCAACATCAGCGTTACTACAAGCGCAAACAACAGCAGCGTCGCGATCGCAGCAGTCCTTAATGACTCATCTGCAGCCAACCAATTTCTTGCTGGACCGACAAGTGCTGGTGGTACGGTTGCGTTCAGAACGATTGATGGCAGTGACCTTCCGGTCGCTACTACCAGCGCCAAAGGCGGCGTGATCGTCAACGGTGAAGGACTCCGCATGGACTCCAACACCATTGAGGTTGATAACGACGTAACGGCTAGCTCAACGCACCATGTCGTTACCTACAACGCCAAAGGTCTAATCACTGGTGGCCGTGTTTTAACGGCTAGTGATCTGCCTGCAGCAACTAGCTCTGCCAAAGGTGCAATCATTCCTGGCACGGGACTAGAGGTTGACGCAAGCGGCAATCTTGATCACACCAACACCGTTGCGGCTGGCACCTATACAAAGGTCACGGTTGACGGTCAAGGTCATGTCAGTACAGGTGACACGCTTGCAGCTACTGACATCCCAGATCTTCCGGCATCAAAAATTACGAGCGGAACGATTGGTAGCGCGTTGATCGCTTCAGATGCGATTACAGCAGCGAAGTTGGCTGATTCGTCTGTCACCAAGTTCGGTGGTGCTGGTGCGACCGATAACGTCGTCACCTTCCCTGATGCTGATTTCAAAGGTCAGTTCTTCTTCGACGAACTCAACGAAGATCTCTACATCCATACGGGATCAGCGTTCCTGCCAATCACGGTTATTAGTGGCAACCTGATTCTTGCTGGAACGTATGACGCCAGCACAAACCTGCTAGACAGCGTGACCAGCGAAGGTAGTGCAGCTGGATTTACAAACGGACAAGCACTTCCTGCTCCAGCGACCACTAACCAGAACTATTACGTCGTTGTTTCGACTTCTGGAACGGGAACTGGTGCTGCACCTTCAGTTGCACTGGCACCACCAGACATGCTTCTGAGCACTGGTGCGGGCGCTGATTTCACGTTGATTGACGTTTCCAACGCTATTGCTGGTCAGACTGCATCAAACATCAGCTTTACCGCTTCTGGAAACATTGCAGCGACTGATGTTCAGGCTGCACTTCAAGAGCTTGATAGCGAAAAGCCTGGATCAGCTAGCCCGACATTTACAGGAACGGTGCTGCTGGGTCAAAACGCTGTGCTGGCGTTTGAAGGCTCTGCAGATGATGACTATGAGACGACGATCACAGTCACAAACCCGACTGCTGACCGGACAATCACGGTCCCGAATATTTCTGGCACCCTGATTACGTCTGGTGATACGGGCAGTGTCACCAGCACGATGATTCTGGATGGCACCATTGCCAACGCAGACATCAGCACAACTGCCGAGATTGCAGTTAGCAAGCTTGCAAACGGTAGTGCCCGTCAACTGCTGCAAACGGCTTCTAACGGCACTGACGTGGAGTTCACCTCTAATGTCGATGTCCCAGGGACTTTAGATGTAGCAGGTGTTGCAACGTTTGATTCGACCTCAACGTTCACAGGTGTTGCGACGTTTAACGCCAACATCGTGATGGAAGGCACGTCGGCTGATGATCACGAGCTGACGTTGACTTGTAATCCCACCTCTGACGTAACCGTCACGCTGCCTGATGCAACGACCACTGTTGCTGGTCTTGCTGTTGCTCAGAGCTTTACGAAGGCACAGCGTGGAACGCCTGTTGCGCTCACAGACGGGACCGTGGCAGTTGACCTAAGTCTCGGCAACAACTTCACCTTAACCCTCGCAGAAAACTCAACATTAAGCGCACCAACCAACGTTACTGCTGGTCAATCTGGCGTCATCGTGGTGACGCAAGACGGCACGGGCGGCAGAACACTTGCGTATAACACGGCGTATAAGTTTGCTGGTGGAACGGTGCCGACTGTCACGGCGACGGCCAATGCTGTTTCAGTTCTTGCTTACTATGTGGAAAGCTCCAGCCGGATTACGATGACGGCAGTGCTGGATACGAAGCGGACATGAGCATTCCTGGTGGCGCTAATCCGTTACTGCTTGCAACTGCAGCAGCAGCAGCGGCAGATTTCAAGATTTCTAGGTCGCTTAGGTTTAACGATGATGACACTGCATTTTTAAGCAGAACTCCGTCGTCTGCAGGCAATCGCCAGACGTGGACTTGGAGTGCGTGGGTAAAAAGGAGCAATCTAGGGACTGAACAAGTTTTATGGACTGCCGGTGCTGATACCAATACTGGCGAATGGTCAGCACTGCGTTTTATCACAACAGATCAACTGCAGTTCATTAACAACACAAGCAATAGTACTGACATAAACTTGCTGACGACTCAAGTATTTAGAGATTCTTCGGCGTGGTTTCACATTTTGCTTCGAGCTGACATTACTAACGGCACTGCAAATGACCGCATTGATATTTACATTAATGGCACCAAAATTGATACATACTCAACGGAAACACAGCCTGGCACAACGGTAAATACAGGCATAAACGGTGCTCAAATTCATAACATTGGACGTGAAGCAGCACGAACTAATTATTACTGCGACCTTTACCTAGCCGACGTTTACTTCATCGACGGTCAAGCACTTGCACCGACTGACTTCGGTGAATACGACGACGACAACAACTGGAACCCGAAGGCATACGATGGAACGTATGGCACCAATGGTTTCCACCTAGATTTCAGCGACAACAGCAGCAACTCTGCGCTTGGAACGGATGCAGCCGGAAGCAATGATTGGACTGTTAATAACCTTGTTGCGGCTGTTGCTGAAAATAGGTATTCGCAAACCACAACCGGAACGGCACCCACTCCTAATAGCTCTAACGATCAGTATATTGAAGCATTTGATGGATCTACTTCTACAGCTTTTTACTTCAATACTGGAACATGGGCGATGGATTGGTCGTCTCTTCCAAGTTCAACAACAGTTTCGTCAAGTTTACGGATCTATTGTTATCCCCGAACAGGGACACTTACCGTTAATATAAATGGCAGTAATGTCGCTTCAATTACAGGAAACTCCGAGACTTGGCGCACGGTTAGCTTTACTGGCACTATAAATTCTATTAGCTTTACCGGTACAGATACTTATGCAGGTGTTTCTGCTATCGAAGTTGATGGATCTATCTTAACTGATTATCAAATTACTGGAGCTGCAAATGACAGCCTGATCGACACGCCGACGAACTACGACGCATCGTCCGGCAATAACGGTGGCAACTATTGCACGTTGAACCCGTTAGATAGCAACATTGGCTCAAATCTAACAAACGGAAATCTCGATGCAGCTGGATCATCTAACTGGTCAGCTGGTCATGTTCGTGGAACGTTTGGCTTGACATCAGGTAAATGGTATTGGGAAGTTTCAAGAACTGGCGGAAGTGGTGCGACTGCACAGATTGGATTTTGCAATAAAGCTTTCAGTCTTACCACGACCTATGGAAGCCTGCCTGCAGATAGTTGGACTTTTGCCTTTGGTAACGGCACTGAGATTTTAAGGCCAAGTGGAGGCGGTACCGGTTATTTCAGCGGAAGTGCAATGGGCGTGGGTGACACTGTTGGCATTGCATTGGACATGGATAATAAAACAGCAGTTTTTTACAAAAACGGAACAGCTGGCGCGAGCATCAGTTTGTCGTCTACAAAAACTGGTTCAACAGATAATATCGACGAATTGTTCCCGTTAGTTGGCGTCTACACCGCAAACGTTGCTTTTAACGGAGGACAGCGCCCGTTCGCAATCTCTTCTATACCAACAGGCTACAAGGCACTCTGCACGCAGAATTTGACGGACCCAACGATTGCCGATGGTTCGACGGCGATGGATGTACGTTCTAACCTTAGTGCTCAATTTACGATTAATGATCTTGGCTTTGAGCCTGGTCTTGTCGTTGCTAAATCAACAAGCCATAGCGAGTATTGGATTGTTGCTGATAAGCTTCGCAACTTTATCGGTGGATTGCGTTGGAACGATACAAACACTGAAGGTTCTGGCAATGCTATTACAAACGTCGGCGCTGCAGGTTATCAATCTGATTCAAACTGGTTTACAACTGGCAGAACTTACGCCACGTTTAATTGGAACGCTGGAACGTCAACGGTTAGCAACACTGACGGCAGCATTACATCTAATGTCCGCGCCAATCAGTCTGCTGGATTCTCGATTGTTACAGGATCTGGAAATTCTGGAACAGTGGGTCATGGTTTAAATGCAAAACCTGATCTTGTTATTGTTAAACAGCGGAATGGTGCTGTTGCCTGGGCTGTAGCCCATTCAGGTCTTGGGGCAATGAAAGACAATATTATCTATTTAAATGGCACAAACGCTAATACCACGTCATCTAATTTCTGGGGTAGCAGTAATTTTGATTCTTCAGTGTTCCCTATAAGTTCTAATATATGCACATCAGGCGCTACTTTTGTGGCTTACTGTTTTACGGCTGTCGAAGGCTATAGCGCGTTTGGTTCGTACACCGGCAACGGTTCATCTGATGGTCCGTTTGTGCATACAGGGTTCCGAGTAGCTTGGCTTCTTACGAAGAGAACAGATGGCGGTTCCAATAATTGGCAGTTAATTGATGCAACAAGAAGTTCATTTAATGTGGCCGATGATGTTTTAAAACCAGACGAAAGTTCCGCAGAAAGCACTCACGCTGATTATTCAGTTGATTTCTTAAGCAACGGTTTTAAACACAGGACGGGTCACATTGCAAGAAACGGCAGTGGCAATACCTATATCTACGCTGCATTTGCTGAGCATCCATTCAAAACCGCCCGTGCGCGGTAACATCGACTTATCGCCCCAGATCCATGCCTTACTCGTTGAATGGCCGGACACTGCAGCTTGATGTGCCTTGGGAGCACAACGGTGTTCAGTACCCTGCCAACTGGTTGCGACTGAGCACGGCACAAGATCGTGCAGAGCTTGGCATTGCCTGGGTCGATAACAGCCCTACTTGGAATCAGAAGTGGTATTGGGGTTATGACGCTGACGGCAACCTGATTCCAAAGACCTACGCCGACCTTAAGGCACTTTGGATCGCCAAGACCAAAGACACTGCATACAAGCTCTTGCAACCGTCTGATTATCTGTGGCCCAAGCTGCAAGAGGAGAACAGCAGTTTTTCAGCCGCCAAGACTGCTTACACAGCATCACCCTGGAGCACATGGCGTTCCACTATTAGAACTGAGTGTGCAGCGATGGTGACTGCGATTGAAGCAACTGCTGACGTTGGTAACACTGCACCTCATGCCGACTTTGGCAGAGTTGAAGCATTGCAGGAATACATCGAAGGCAGCAGCTATAACGTGTGGACGGCTGATCCTGACAACGCCCCAGCAGATGATGAAGAGACCTGATCCGATGATCTCCGCCAGCTATGGCGCAACTGACATCGTGGCCCAAAAATCTCGGATGCTGTGGCTTGAAGAGCTGTATTTCCTTGATGGACGTGATCAGATCAGCCATCCTCAGCATGGCTTATTCACAGGCTTGGCCTTGAAATATCAGAACTTAGATTCGACTGACGGGATCTGATGGCAAAGTCACTGAACGGAAATGTCTTTGTCGTTGGCAAACCAAAACGCACCACGCAGGGAGCTGGCAAGCATAGTCGCCCCAAACGAGGCAAAAAGAGATACCGTGGCCAAGGAAAACGTTAACCCTCTTTCCGATGATCAAACCATTCGCGATCGCTGTTTCTGGTGTTCTCGCTGGTTCAGCTGCTTGGGCAGGCCCCTTTGTGAACGTCGAGAATAACGCTGGATACCAAGACGGCTATCTCGGCTCGACCACTGACATCCACATTGGATACGAAGGTGGTGATGGAACGTATGGCTACTACCTGCAAGGTGGTCCTGCCATCGTTTCTCCTGATGGCGGTGACGTTGAAATGGAACTGTCCGGCAAGATTGGCGGCAGCGTGCAAGCCACCGACAACTTTGGTGTCTACGGCGAGATCAGCTTCATCACTGCAGAGGATGAGCCTTCCATTGGGACCAAGATTGGCGCTAAGTGGTCGTTCTGATTAACCTGAGATAGGTTGCATCTGTATCCCCTCCTGGTTCTCACACAGCAGGAGGGGTTTTTTCTTGCCATGCAAAAGCTTTTCAACGTGATGTCCGTCGCATCCTTCGTGATGTCGGCAGGCATGGTTGCTGGAACGGTGTTGCTCTACACGCGCATTCCATCAATCACCAAGCACTACATGAGTGAGTTGACGTTGGAAGTGACTAAGGTCATGACCAATATGGTGCCTGGCAAAATTGATGAGGCATTGCCAGAGCTGCCGACAACTACGGGTCCAGCCGTACCAATCAAGTCACCATTTTAGTGTTGGTAGTTGGATCGTCGTCATGAGCTTCAGGCCCGAAGCCTTCAGCCTTGATCCGTTCAGCAAAGTTCGTTTCTGGCGCGGGTGCCTCTTGTTTCTTGTCAAACGAGGCAAGCCATTCGCGTAAGGCGTCACCAGTTGGTGTGCCTTTCGGCCACCGTACAAACTTGAGGATGGCTTTTGGATCGGTAAATGGTCTGGCAGTCTTCCCGCATAAGACGGTATATACAACAGGCGGTCCTTCTCTTCTGCGGTTACGCTCAATCCACAGCTGACCTGCTGTAAACCGTTCTGATTTCATGCCTGAGATTCCTGAAATTGGGGTGCGTCGTATCTCCGTTCCAGAGATTCTTGAGTGGAGATCCATCCCACCACAGAGTATTCCAGATAAGCCGCCAATCACGTTGCAGCTTGGATTTCCAGTGGCGGATATTCCAGGCTGCGTAGAGACTCGAAACTCGGCAGCCGGAAATAAACAGGTTTATACCGACGATCCACGTGGCAACTTGGTTGTCTGTGGCGCAGAAATGCCTTCATACAAGCCGTTGGATTTTACGCCCGGCACTCTGACGTATAGCAGAGCAAAGCCACCAGCGATTGATCCAGACACAGAAAAACCGGCTGATGAAAAAGGTCAGCCGGGTAACGTCTCCCCTCTGCCGAGTGGCGATCTCGACATTCCAAAGTTACCCAAAGAATTGCCATGTCCTCCACCTGACGCAATTCCTTTAGGTGCGAAGAACAAATCGCAAACTGCCGTCATTATTGGTTACGAACGGATCGACGGTGAATGCAGGGCGATCTATGAGCAACTAGACGTACCAACGATCATCGGCAACTATCTTCCTGGTGCGCCTGCTGTTACGACGACTGCGACGACAGTTGCGATTGCGACGACGGTTGCCATCTTCGTCAAACCGTTAGGCGATGTCTTGCTTAAGGCTGTCAAACCCATCGTCAAGAAGACGATTAAGAAGATCAAGGCGAAGCTGGGGAAGAAGGTGGTTGTTGAGTCTGTTTTCGAGCGCCAGAAGTTCCAGCGTTCTCTTCGTAAATGATCTTGTGAGTGTGGGGCGGAATTTTGGGCGGCGGATTGCTTACGACGACATCAGCACAGATTGCTGAGAAGGGTGAATCAGGGTGAAAGCCAACGCCATCTCTGATTAGGTCAGCACAGTTTTTGAGGCGCTTGATCTCGTAGACCATACGCTCGTTAGCAAGCTTGGCGTCCAGCAGCGCCACTTGTTTTTCAGCTGCTTTGCGGCAAGTCCTGACGTGATGCCGATCTAGCGGGATGGAAAAGGTGGCAGTGATTCCGCCATTGACCGAAAAATTTGTTTTCTGACCTGTGCGAACAGGTTTATAGAAGAGGATTTTGCCCGGATTGTCAGGTCTTCCGTCTGGGACGGGGTTTCCTTCTGGATCTTTTGCGCCCTTTACATCCAAAGTGTCATAGACAGGTTCTTGGTAGTACGACTCATACGGATTGGCCCAGCTGGTTGTGGTGCTGAGAAATGGATTGATATTTAGCGTTGCGCCTTGGCAGCTGATGCCTCCACCGTATGTGTTCGTAAATTGCCGACTCGGCACCACCTGCACAGCCTGATTCGTCACACTGCCAGAGCTATTTGCGACTGGAGCAGCAGTGCTACTGACTTGTGCCTGCGCTGGAGCGGTAAGCAGCAAAAGCGTTGCAATAACTCGCTTCATTGGGTGAAGGTGCTTAGCGTCTCCGTGATCGATTCAACGTCAGTCTCACGATTGATGATCGTATGTTCTGTCAGACCTGGCCCTTGCAAGGTTTCGCTGAAACTGAAAGATGCGGCTTCGTTGACGATTTTCCACGATGGTTTTTTAGCAGGATCAAGACCGCGCCAAACACTTGAGACACCGTTCAAGGTGTTTGTTGTTGTGACTAAACCCATCGGTGCTATCGGACCACTAGGAGCAACATTGGTGCCAGTCGCGGTGTATTCGTAGCCCGTTCGATACTGATAAGAGTTGATGACCTCATTGACCTTAGTCTTTGTGGTCGTGGTGGACTTAAGAGTTCCTTGCTGGAAGTTGGGAACAACTGGGATGGCTTTAGCTTCTGGAGCGGCAAGCACTGCAAAGCACAAAACGCCATAAGCAATCCAGATCCCAGGCCACATCACTTGATCGTGAGTTCTGAGGTCAGCTGACCAATAGCCAAAGTGTTACCTCCACCTGCTGTGATTGTCATAGCGCCGTCTGATGCGATGGTGCCTGCAAGGTCGCCTGCAGTTCCAGCAGCTGTTGAGGTAACGCTGCCGAAGTTTGGAGCAGCTCCGACAGTTGGTGCTGAAGTTGGCACCGCATCAGCCTGCGTATAGCTCTGGCTGAATGAGAAAGCTTCGCCCGGTGAGTCTTGAGTGGCCGCAATCGTGCCTGGAGCGTAAACACCGCTGGTGATTGTTCCAGCTGAAATGGTGTTTGCTGTGGTGCCATCTGTCGTGTCTACTCCAGAGCCTGAGATAGAAAAGGAAGAGCCGATTCTGTCTGCGGTTGTTACCGCGCCACCAACCTGCAGAGACACAGAGGACATGATCTTGTGCGTTAAATCAGCACGAGCAGGCGAAGCAGCAGCGAGTGTGATACCTAATACCAAAAGTGTGCGAATCATTTGATGCCAGTTTTGGTGTCTTTGTTGTCCACGATAGTCGGTTTCTTGTTTGCGTTTCCATTGCTCTTGCGCTCGATGCCGAACGACGCCATCGCGCCAGTAAGCAAAGACGCCACAAACGTATTGTCCATTTTCATCTGCGGAAAAACGCCCAGATAGGAAGCGGTCAGAAGCGCGGCACTCCAAGCCAAGACCAAAGCCTTGACGACGTCTGCCATTGAAACGCCTTCTTTTTCGTGCTGATCTTCAGGGTTGGAAGCCATGGCAGAACAGAGCTACCGTTACAGAGTAACGAAGTCAGGCCAATGCTTCTAATCCTCAAGCCGATCTTGATGACTGCATGGAAGTCAAGAGCGTTCAAAGAGCTGATTGTGGCGATGCTGGAGAAGATCGTCGCAAGGACTGACAACGACCTAGACGACCTTGCGGTAAAGCATGTCCGTGAAATGCTCTTGCCTGACACGAGAGTTGAAAAGTAGGTGGCATCCGGCATCATCCAACTGATTTTGCTGTTGTTGGGTATGGCCTTCGGTCTATTGCCGTTCTTCCAGTTTTTCCGTGGTACGTCCCATCAGCTGGCTGCAATTAAACAGCTTGAAGAGTCGATGCCGTCTGAGTTATTGGAGGAAGACGAAGCTGATTGGTTTCAACTCTGGAAAGAAAGCGGATATGACCAGCAGATCTACATGCCTTACTTCAGGCAACTCGACAACAAAACCGGCACGGGCTACCGAGAGTGTTTCTCTAGCGCTGCGGCGATGGTGGCTGCCTATTACAAGAAGGTTCGCACGGACGACGAATACAACAAGATTCGCGCGAAGTTTGGAGACACCACGTCAGTAGAAGCGCAGCTAGCAGCTTTGCGCAGTCTTGGTCTGCAGGCTGAGTTTCGCAAAGACGGTGACGCTGACTTAGTCGAGCTAGAGATCGAAAACGGCAGACCTGTTTTAGTTGGATGGCTGCATGCCGGAAACATGCTTCTAGGCGAACCACCGATGTGTAATGGCTTGGGATGTGGCCATTGGAGCGTAATCAGTGGATACGCATCCAAGAAAAGCAATGACCCTGAGTGGATCATGCAAGATCCTCGTGGCTATCCCGAAATGGAGAAAGGCGGCCACAGCAATCCGCATCTAGGACGCAATGTCCGCGTAAGGCAAGCTGCGTTTTACCAGCGTTGGCAAGCAGAAGGGCCAGGTACGGGATGGGTAATCCTTGTCAATGAGTGATTTCTATTGGATATGGGCATACGTCAGTGCTTTTTGGAGCACTGTGATCGTTAATTGCGCTCAGCCGACCAACTGGGATCGTTGCTCGCAAGTTGACGACTGGCTAGTCCCATGGGTTCGAGATGTAGGTGAGATGTATCAGAAAGGCCCGTATCACAGCGAAAAAAACATTCTCAAGCAAGCTGAGTAGGATTGCTTTTTGCGTTTCTGGTATGGCGGTTCTGTGCGATTGGGAGATCAGAGCCAGGTGCGAAAAGGGCAAGATGGTCGTGCCATTTTCAGAGGAACTGCTCAACCCTGCCAGCTTGGATTTGCGCCTAGGCGATCACCTCATGGTGGAAAGCATCTATAGCCCCGAGCTTGTACGCATCAACATCGCAGAGAGATCAGAAGATGATCCATTCATGCTGCAACCTGGCGAGTTTTGCTTAGCTGAGAC